AATGTATTTACAATACGAATGATTATCATTTTTGCTTCTTCTACATCAATTCTAAAAATTTCATCTTTTATTTGATAATTTGATAATAAATGATGTATAAAGTTCTCTATTGTTCGGATATTTTGATTTTGGACTTCTATAGTAAATTCTAATTTACCAAATTTAGATATTTGTTTGTACGGTTTTATACGATTATTTACATTTTTTGTGTATCCAATTTTAAGCTCAGGGTTTGGGTTTCTTTTGTCGATATTATAAATATACATCATCGGAACATCATCTTTTATTTGCAATTGTTTGTTCTCTTCTTTGATTTGTTCTAATTGATTTTGTAATTCAGTTGTTTTTTGTTCTTTTTGTTCTAATTGTTGTTTGAGTTCTTCACATTCTTCTTGAACTGTTTGATGTAACATTTCTTCTAATTTTATAAAATATTCGTGAATTTCATTGGCTTTTTTTGTTCCAGATTTTATACAAAATAATTTGAATGTTTGAATATTCAATAAAATAGTTTGTTTATTATGACCACCTCTACCTTCATTTTTTTGCTCCGCCGATTGGCTGAGCAAAAATTTATAGTCTGTATCAATAATAAAAAATTTTTCTAATGCGCGTTTTGCTTCATATTTTTGATGAAATCCCATCCATTCCCAAATATTATCTAAATCAATAACATAATCATTTGTGGGATGATAATTCAAATAACAATAAAAAGAAGAAACAAATAATTTTTGCTGTGTTTCTGTAAAATTTTGTTGTATTTTTGCAATTAATTTATTATTATATTCTTGAGAAAGTCTCGTAATTGGATTATTTTCAATCAAGTTTACAATATTCAATGATGTGTTCATTATTTTATAAGTTATATATATGCTATTTCTTTATATTACTTTTAAAATTTGTTTTTAATTTTATATTTCAAAAACAAAAAGCACCCCCTCACCACCCAGCTTTTTTAACCTTAATATTGCCACCTTTGTTTGCCTTTTTGCTCTTATTTGGGTCATATACTTCTTCATCGTCATCGTCGCCCATATTTTTCGATATTTCCCAGAATTCTGGACTTCCCAGCTTGAAATGTGGATGATCTTGTGCTTTATACCAAAAGACTTGGTCTGTAATATTATTTGTTTTGGCATTATTATTGAGAACCAAACACTCGTAATTTGAAGTAGTGGCATCTAATACACTACAAAATGCTTCAAAAGTGGGAAACATACTCGCATAATTATCGTATATTTTTTTGCGATTATTCAAATAAGGTTCTCTCAATATAAAAACATAGTCGATATTGGTGCGGAGTTCAGGTGGTATTCCAAGTGGATACTGCATTGTTATGATCAACATTATCTTCCAGTGTCTCCCGTTCATGAACAAAAGACGCATCATTTTATCTCGCTTCCAAGTGCTATCATAAAGGCAATCGTCCATAATAATAAAAGCGCGTGGATCAATTGACGATTTTTTATAATTTTCCATTTCTTTTTTTACTTCTTTGAGAACGGTTTTTTGTCGGCGTAATATATTTTCTACTAAAACTGAATTATAGTTCTCATGAATAAATAACTTTGGAATATGATTGGAATAAAACCCGTTGCCTGCTTCTGTACCAGATATTACCATCCCTATTGGAATATCTTGGTGATAAAATAATAAATCGCGAACTAAATAAGATTTACCTGTATCACGCCGACCAATTAATACACATACAGGCCCTTTTGCTTCATTTTTATCAAAAACAACCATTTTCATATCAAATTTTTTTAACTCTAATGTCATAGAATTAAACCTTAATATATACATGAAATAATATATCATTTTGACTATAACGAAAAAAATCGAGTCGTCTAAATTTTAGCAAAAATATATAATTCACGATTATATCTTATTGAATTCCTATATATGCCAAAGATTGAAATAGGTTACTATAGACCTACTGGAAATTTAGATTTTGTTAGCTCTAATTCTCTAGGGGATTCTTTACCTGACCAAAATATAGTCACCTCTGCCGCTTCCATAGAACCGCAAGAAGACGAATTACAAACACAAACACAAACACAAACCCAAACACAAACCCAAACACAAACTTTATGGGATCCTCTAAAAATAGATAAAATACAACAATATCAACCAATATATTCCCTTTTTTTTGATACAAATGAAACAAATTATAATAAAATTCAATTAAATCATCGTTATCATTTTTTAAATTCCAATACTGTATACGACACAGTAACAAAACAACAAATAGAAAAACCAATTTTTATAAAATTTGCGCCATTATATGATCCAGTTCGATATATGATGGGTAAATATGATCTAAATGACCCAAATCTTTTGTCTTTGCCAAATATTTATTCGAATGAAACAAATTGTCCTAAAAAATTTCTAGATACAAATAATTCATCCTATATTGATTGTTTTTTCAATTATCTGTCTAGTCAATTATATAGTAATTATGGATTTAAACACGGAATAGAATTTTATGGTTCTTTTCTAGGAATTCAGAAAAAATATAAAATGAATATTGCAGACGATTATTCCCATTTATATAGTAATTCATTTTTTAAATACGGATTTAAAAATTTAAATTTGTTTAATTTTTCAAAATCCGAGCATTCTGAATTATTTTATAGTATGAATCATACAAAAAATTCGCGATCAAATAAAACTAGACTTAATTTAATAGATGATCCTGAATTAGTTCTTAATATAGAAGCATTAGACGAACAATGCCATCCGGATAACAAAAGTGATGATTCTTATAATACTGAACTCACTGAAATTATTTATACAACATGCAAAGATTCGGAGAACCTCCCTTATGTACCAAACACATCCTTGGAAATTTGTGAAGAAAAAAAATCATCGGACGCATCATCGGACACATCATCGGACGCATCATCGGACACATCATCGGACGCATCATCGGACACATCATCGGACGCATCTGAGACAGATTCCAATAGTTCTTCTCAAGAAAGTGAAGATATACTAAATATTTATATCAATAATTTCCCTATACAAATGATTTGTATAGAAAGATACAAAGGTACATTTGACGATTTATTTGTAAACAATGAAATTCACGAAAAAACTGGCGCAAGTGCACTTTTCCAAATTATTATGACATTATTAGCATATCAAAAAGCTTTTCATTTTACACATAATGATCTTCATACAAACAACATTATGTATATTGAAACGGACGAACCATTTTTATATTATAAATTTAATAAAATCATATATCGCGTTCCAACTTACGGGCGAATTTTTAAAATTATTGATTTTGGTCGCAGTATTTATAAATTTTACGGTAAACAATTTTGCAGTGATAGTTTTGCACCAGGAGGTGACGCATATACACAATACAATTTTGAACCTTATTACAATCCTAAAAAACCAATCTTAGAGCCAAACTATAGTTTTGATTTATGTAGATTAGGAACTTCTATTTTTGATTTTGTATTTGATAATCCAAGGGATGTATTAAATCAACCTATAGAAACTTATCATTCTGGATATTTTAAAAACTCCACCCAACAAATAAAAAAAAACAAAAAAATAAATAATTTACAGAAAACAATATATAGATGGTGTCAAGACGACTCCGGTAAAAATGTATTGTATAAGAATACTGGTGAAGAAAGATATCCAAATTTTAAATTATATAAGATGATCGCAAAAACGGTACACGAACATACTCCAGAAAAACAATTAGAATATGATTTTTTCAAACAATTCCAATATAATAAACCATTGTCAAACACAATATGCAATAAAATAATGGATATTGACAAATATTAGAGAGGATTCTGAGAACATGGGTTCGAACTGAGTCTGGAACTTCGTCAATAGGTCTTCTGCGTCCATACTCCGTATTCCCGCATCCGGGCGCTAATGGAAATTAAAATCCAGGATTATCTGTAAAAATTTCTGGTGTTTTTATTAACTCAGCAACACTACCAAGTGTAGATAATCCAAACCATTCTATTATTTTACCTTTATATTCGAAAAATATATATAATACACTAAATACACATGCGGTGACCATCATAGTTTCACGCACTAATAATTTCATTGGCAATAATTCATTTTCAATATATTTCATTTCCGCCATTTTTATAAAAATAAAGAGAACTGAAATAATAATAGTCAAAAAAATAGTATTTTCCATATCACACAATACAAATATTATTATAACACAACACTAAATATTATAACGAATCAAATAACGCGATGCGTCCGATATTGCCACAACCTAAATCTCTTCAATATCATCTAATACTAAATCCTCGGCAATTTTAGAATCCTCTTTATTAATATCAAAAATATCTAATGAATTTAAATCAATATCGTCTGTATATATTTTAATTCGCTCGTTCTCTGAATCGTCATCTATATTGCGTTGTATTGCACGCGAGACACTAAGTTCTTCTAATTTATCTATATCTTTCGGAACAACCACTTTTTCCTCTTTCGATGTTTCCATATCCAATACACTATCAATATCATTAAATGACAATTTTGTAATTACCGGTGAATTGTCTATATTTTGTATAGATGGAACAACATTCGCCACTTTTTCTTTTTCTTCATTCAGTGTTTTTTCTACTAATTTTTCTAAATCATCCTTGTTCTCACTGTTCTCATTAATATTTGTATTATCTCCTTTATTATTTTTCTGAGTATCCTGGGTATCCTGGGTATCCTGGGTATCCTCGGGATCCTCAATATTTTCTATAATAACTTCTTCTTCAATTTCCACAGATTCGTCTGTATATGCGCGAATAATATCTTCAGTTGGAATACTATCACGAATTGTATTCATAATGCATTCTTGTACAATAATTTCAAATTCACGATTATTTTTCTGTCTTTGAAGAGATGTAATATTTGGCCCCTGTTCAAATAAATAAACATTTGTATATGTTTTTCTAGCTACATTAATATAAACTTTATGTAAAAAATGGTCTAATTTCGGTATAGATATATCAATATTTTTCTGTTTATTACCAACCCGAATACATGTGAGAACCTTTAAATGTATTATATGTACACAAGTAATAAGTTCTTCTAGATAATTACATCCGGATCTTTCTATAATCCGTTTTCGTTCATTTTCAATTGTATTTGCATTCCATTTTGGAATTTGCCCAATTAAATTCTGAAAATGCATAAGATATTTCTCATTTTCTTTGTTCTCTATACACATATTTACCGCTTCAATAAAAATAGATTTAATACCTTCAATAACAAGTGGTGTTAATATACTAACTAAACGCGCACAAAATTCATCCCGAGAATGATATAATGCAGAAGGTTGAAAATCGTCCATATACTATGGTGTTTTATTGTATATTTTTTATAACTATTTTACGCATCATGGGGGTGGGGGCTCGAACTGTTCTTCACAATTATAGAAAAATATATAATTTAACATATATAAAATCAATAATTTTTCACACCTAAATTCGGATTTTACACTGTGAAATTTCATTTTAAATTGTATTTTTTCTTCTATCGTCCATCTTGATGCGGAATTTTGTTCCTCCACCAAAAGTCGTTCTGAGATGTCTCCATTGCCAAGTCCGGAATTCCAGCTACAAATCGTGTCAATCAAATCAATTGCCGAGTATCCTTGTTCGTATATATCTAAACTAATATTGGATAATAAAGGATGAATATTCCCGGATAAGCCCGAGCATTGAACGGCATCTATAATTTTCTGTATTTTTTCCTTAATAAACAAATTTTTTTCCAATTGTAAACTATCTGTATTAAATTTAGTTTTTAAATGATAAGTATGTAGGTTCTCT